AATCAGGAGATCCATTTGTTGTTGCTTTAAAACAAGCATCAGGCATCTGTTGAAATTTAGTGTGCATGTTTAAAAAGTATCCAATAGATCCTTTTTTATTTTTGATATACCAAGAGGTGTTATCAAGTCTTTTATATGCACCAGTGTTTGGATTTAAGAATTGTTCTTTGCTCATTGAGCAATAACTTTCTCTTTTTTTTCTTACCATAGTTCCTCCATAATTTTATTTCTGGTTATTTGAGTTGAAAGCACTGAGATTAATCTCGCTGCTATTTTTGTTGGAAACTCTATTGTTTCGCCATGATTTGCTAATAAGCTTAATTCTGCTGTTGTAATGTAATGAGTATCATAATGATCATGATCCATTTTTTGACAAATAGATTGAACAAGTTTTGCATGGACCAACCTTTGCTCTTTTAATTCTGGATTATCTGCTTTTGGAAAATTTAAAATGTTAGTTTCAATCTTCACTTCTTGGTCTTTTTCTATACTCATTCTTTAGGTACTCCTTATATTCTTTGTAAAATTTTTCATCTTTATTAAATGTCGATCTGTTTGCCAGTTCTTGGTTGAGTTTCCACTCCAAGTAACTCATCGGTATCAACTTCTTCTTCTTTTGTTTTGTGCATGTCATGTGATTGAACTATGTAAGCAAGAGCATCATCATAAGTATCCTCTTTAAATTTGTGAGTTGCTCTTATTATTTTTGCTTGAGCATAAAGCAATGGAATTATCCATGCTGGAATATCTTTTTTTAAAAATGGATCTAAGAGAATGGACCAAGCAGCAGCAATTTTTTTCATATTGCGATTGAATGATCCATAATCCTCTTCTCTGGATTGTTCTAATTCTTTTAATCTATTGTTTAGATTTTTTTTCATTAGACTTAAAATCCTCATGAGCTTTTGTAATAAAAAACTCAACTGTCTTAGACATTGAGATTGGCAATTCAAATTTTTTCTGCGAAAGCTCTTCCAGCAATTCATAAGTTTTTATATTTATTGCAACAGATTTAAATTTGTCTGGGTTCATTATGCCTCCAGCTCGGCTGGATCAAAGCTAGTATCAACAGCTCCTCCAGGAGCATCAGCTGGTTCTACTCTATAAAATGTATAAAAGACTGTACCTTCAGCCATTCTACCTTTACCACTAGCTTTTTGTTTGTATGCACCAAATTTATGTTTAGTTCCGTCAACAACTATTGTTCCTGACATATCATAAGATTGCGGAGACTTTTTATTAGTTGCAATAAATGCAGCTCCTAAATCTGGTCGTTCTTTTTTTTGTGTTTGTTCATCTGACATTAGATTACTCCTTTTTGTAGCAGATTATTTTTTGCTAAAGTAAATTTTTCCATAAAAGCTTGGTAACTCATTGGATTTTTTGACTTTAGATCGGATAGGAAAACTTTATTTTTTGAGATCCATTCCTTATAACCTCCAGCATGACTAACAGCATTTAAATCTGTTATTGCATCCTGGATTTTTTTATCTTGCTGCTCAATTGCAGCGGAAACTTCTTCAGCTGATGCAATTTGATCATTAGTAATTCCAAGCATTGCTAACATTCTGCCAACGCAGCTGCTTTCGCAATTCTCTAATGCTGAAGTTTGATTTATTCTTGATGCAGTTCTTTTTTCTTCTGCATGACCAGTTGCAATTACTTTGCCACCAATTAATCCTGAAGCTTTCATCACAACAGTATCTTTATCAATTGATATAATCTCAGTTAAGATCTGAAGCTTTGCACCTAGGTTTCTTCTTACAACAGCTATTCTATGTGCAACTGTTGCATATTCTTTTCCATGGATATTTATCATTGATCCATTTTTTGATCTTTTAAAATCATTGATGGTTGTAATAACATCGTCTGGAATTATAGTATTATTGTCGATAGACATATTACTCCTATTATTATTGTTAATTTTAACAGTCGCTTTTTAGCAGCTGCTTTTTTGTGATCAGCTTTGAGCTGTCTATAAAATTCTATTTGATCATAATCCATTATGATAATTTCCATAATTCTTTAGCTTGTTTTAAAAGTTCATCAGGTAATCCATTCCATGCGTAAGGATGATCAAAATTTGGATCTATTAAATCAACAACATTTTCTATAATTTCATTTTTATTAAAATCTTGAAATTGAGCTAATAATTTTTCTCTTCTTAAAAATGTTCTAAACATTATTTGTAAATTTTTAATCATGCCTTCAACTGTTAAATGTTTGCAATTTGTGCTGTCAAATATTTCATGACCATTTGCAGTTGCGTATAATAAATAAACTGGAACTTTAAAATTCCAATGCGCTGCATATACAGCGCACTGAACAACATGGTTAAAGCTAGGCGTAACTGGCGGAGAAGAAACAAGGAAACTTCTAGTGCCATCCTTTTTAACTTTACCAAGTCGAGAATACTTGGTTTTCAATTCGACAATTTTCGGAGGAAGGACTTCAACACCATGACTAATTGGTGCATCAGAGATATTTTTATTACTCATCTCAGATTGTGAAAAAACTCCTAGATTGCCAAAATCAAAATCAATTCTGCCTACAACTGGAAGAGTTGGAGAAAGAATAAGAGAACTCTCCAAGCTTTTAGCATCAATTGATATTTGTCTTTCGCAAGTTACAGGACTTGCTACGCCTAACTTTGTTAAACCAGTGTTCGCATGCTGAATTATTTGCGGAACTTCTTCTATGTATTTTATTTTTTTCTCAGCATCCTTTTCATCAACTGGTTGGTATTCTTTAAAAATTTCTATTTGTTCATGGGTTGCCTCCTCTAAAGTAATTTTAGTATTAGTTGTTGGAGCTACCTTTTTGGTAGCTGGATTTATTTTATAAATCGTATCTGCGTAATGTTGCTGTAAAGCTTCTCCTACTCTTTTGCCAGCTTCCATAGCTGAATTACTATCTAATAATTCTCTTCTCATTTTTTGGTCCATAACCACATATTTAAATAACCAGGCACTATCAGGAATTGAGAATTGAGTTGGAGAGAAATGATTTATATTTAATTTTTCTGCAAACAGAGGAAGAGTTTTTTCCTCAAGAGGATCTTGTAATTTTGCTCGTTGAAAATCTTCTTTCAATATCATGAGAGCACATATAATTATGTGAGATTATATGTAAAGTGGATTATCCAGTTTGGATAATATTATTTTTTTGATATATCTGTTCTGGTACGCTTAGATCCGATTGTAACGACATCAGCTTTTTTGTTCTTTATATGTCCTTCAAACCATTCGATAAATGCTGCTCTTGGATATAAAATTTTATCTCCTAATCTAAAATGAATTGGTCCTTTATCTTGTAGTCTCCATTTTTTTAATGTGTCTTTTGGTATTTGAAAATCTTTTTCAATGTCATGATCAGTTGCAGTTTGTTTTTCTTTTTTCCAATCTTCAAACATTATTTTCTCATTTTTCTTTTAGTCATATCTAAAATGTTTGCCTGGTCATCTTGTAATTTTTTCATGACATCAGTTTCTTTTTTAAATAGTGCTGACATAATTCCAGTTTTCTTTTTTGTTTCTTCATTAATTTTTTTTGTAATCTCTTCAACTTTATTTAATAAACTTTTAACTTCAGCTTCAGCTGCTTGTTGTGCTTTAGCAACTTCTAATTCTCTTTTAAGCTGCTCTTCTTCTCTAACTAATTTAAAAGATGGTATTGATGATTTTAATTTTGTTTTATCTACAACAGCTTCTGGATTTAAAACTGAAATTATTGGTGTAATAAAAGTTGGAGTAAAATCTTTTAAAATAAATTTATCTTCTCCAGTTACATAAGGATCTGGATTTATTAAATTAGCTTTACCTCTTATCTCTTCGTACAAACCAAAATAATAATATTCTTCTATTACATCAGGAAATGGCTCATGCTCTTTTCCAACTATACATAATTGATTATTTACATTTTCTTCTTTAGTTGAAGATCTATAATAAAAACAAACTTTGTTATGATACATAGATCCTCTTGCATCAATTTTAATTGCTTTAATGTCATCTCTATATAAATCTCTTGGTACTATAACTCTCTCTAATTCAGATTGCGCTGCATAAGCGTATAGTTGTCCTGGAGCATAATAAGTTTCTAACTCTACAGTTTTTAATAAATTCACTTTACTCCAAATAGGAATAAATTTTTTTTCAAACATTAAATCAACTGGATCACAATTTAGTTTAGCTGCATATTCTTCTGCAACTTGTTTAGATATTTCTCTGTTACCTGATGTGTGATGATAAATTGTAGGAGCTGCTATTCCTGATCTTTCAGAAAATTCTTTAGCATTTAATCCATAAGTATTTAAATAATCTGAAAATAATTTATTTGGAGATCTATTAACAATAGTTTGATCAGTAGTTTTCCAAGCTGTTACAAACTTTTCTTTTAAAGCTGCTGCTTTACCTGGATTTTTTTTCTCACTTATTTTTTGAATAACTCTATCAAAGACAGCATCTTCAGGACCAAAAACAATTAATCTTTTTTGATCATCATCTTTTTCGCCAGCTTTTTTTTTATATAAAAGTAAGACATCTGCTTTTGCCACTCCTAATAATCCTTGAGGAGCTATCTTGACAATTTTAAAATCTATAAGTTCAGCAACATTATTCCAGTTACCAGCTTTTCTCTCTTTTATAGGAGCTTCCATCACTTTTATATAAACCTTCAACTTAAAGTTTCAAGTATTTTATCCAATGTGGATAATACAATTGACAAGTTATCTCGCTTATGTATGCCTCAAAATATGCCTAGAAATCAATATTTTGACCAATTGGTTACTCCTTTTAGTTATTGGCATAGAAATCAACATAATGGGATCGCTTATACAGATCTTGATATGTGTTCTATTTGTCCAGCGTGTGCAGCTCCACTTTTTCTGGCTGATCATATTTACAATAAAGACAATAAATTTAGATCTAAATCAAACTGGCTTTATAAACCATATAAGATCCTGGCCAGAGCAGCTAAAATACCTTTTTTCACTATTTGGTACACTGTTGATGAAAACACTGAAAACAGAGAAATCACTGAATTTCATGTCCGTAATAACCTCACAGGTGGCCGTATATTAAGATTAGAGCCTGATTGGATGCTCCAGTACCTAGAATATAAAGTGATCCAACATATTTCAGATTGCCAATCAAAAGATTACTTATTGAAAAGAGTTACAGAAGCAAATGATCATAACAACAATTTTTTAAGGCAAGATAATTATGTCAAAATTTTACTTAACAGATCCTAATATAAACAGTTTGCCAATTACAGATCTTCAATTCAGGATCTATCAATATCTATGTTCCAACTACAATGTAAAAAGAAAAGAAGCATTTGTAAGAATTGTAAATATTGCTGGACAGTTTCAATTAACAAAAGATGAGGTCCAGGAAGAATTAATTAATTTATCTAAAATAAAACATTTAAATCTTCCATTAATTAGTATGAACAAGGATGAGCATTATATTAAATTTGACATGCCAGCTCATAAAAAATTTATAGAAGCAATTGGATTTAAAAAGTTTTCTAATCATGGTTGGAGAGTATTAAATGGACATCTTAAAGAAATAAATACAAAGATAGTTAAAACAGAATATTTGTATCCTAGATTAGATCAGTATGAGCTCTATGATCAGCTGCAAGATTTGCCAACAGAAGAATTAAATAAAATTAAAAAAGAACAATTACAATATCCATGGGTACTAAAAAATGTCATCAA